CCCCCCCCCGCCCGCCACGCCCCCCCCCCCCCCCCCCCCGCCGGGGGGGGGGGCGCACCCCTCTGAAAGGACACGCATATGGCAGCCAAGCAGCCGCATGACCACAAAACCACGAAAAACCAGCCCAAGACCGTCGAGGCCATGGGCGTCACCGTCACCGTCGGCCCCGCGATCTTCAACGACCTCGACATGGTCGAATACCTCTACGACCTCCAAACCGCCCAGTCCGGCAACGGTGCCGGCGCGTTCGCCATCGTCCCCTTCCTCAAGAAGCTGTGCGGCGACCAGTACACGGCCATGAAGGACGCATTGCGCGACCCCGACACCGGGCGCGTGAGCATCGACAAGGTCAGCGAATTCATCGCCCAGCTCCTCGAACAGGTCGCCCCAAACTCCTGACGCTCATAGGAATGCTCGCCACAGCGCCCGACGCGCTCGAAGCGGACTTCCAGCGTTTCTATGGGCTTAACACCGACCTCATATGGACTGGCGAACTGCCCGCCAACCGGGCGGCCGCACTGGCCGCCAACCTCCCCCGCCAGTCCATCATCTGGCAAAAACTCAACCCGCGCCTCGCATGGGACGACCAAACCTACCTCCTCGCCGACATCCGCGACAGCCTCGCGTTCCTCGCCTGGACGAAAACCAAGGAAGCCTCACGCAAGGGCGCGCGCTGGCGCGGACAACTCCAACGCCCCGGCACCGTCCGACGTGAAGCCACGGGCGGCGAGGCCGTGGCGATGGACGACGAACAACTAGCCGCATACCTGGCCGCACCGCGCACCACCATCAGGGAGGCATAGCATGGCAATCGAGATCGCCACCGCGTTCGTACAGATCGTGCCCAGCATGAAGGGCGTCGGCAAGGCCATCGAATCGGCGTTCGGCAGCGCATCGGAAACCGCCGGCAACACCGCCGGCATCAAAGCCGGCAACGGCTTCGCCGGCGGCTTCGGCGCGAAACTCGGCGTCATCACCGGCATCGCGCAAAGCGTCGCGGGCAAGGCCATCGAAGCGTTCATGGGCCTGTCCGGCGAGATCACCAGCGCATCCGACAGCGCCCAGAAGTTCGCCAGCACCCTGAACTTCGCCGGCGTCAGCGAACAGCAGATCAAACGACTCACCGCCAGCACGCAGGACTACGCCGACAAGACCGTCTACGACCTCAACGACATCCGCAACACCACCGCCCAGCTCGCCGCCAACGGCGTGCCCAACTACGACAAGCTCGCCGAAGCCGCAGGCAACCTCAACGCCGTCGCCGGCGGCTCGGCCGACACGTTCAAAAGCGTCGCGATGGTATTGACCCAGACCGCCGGCCAGGGAAAACTCACGACCGAGAACTGGAACCAGCTCTCGGACGCGATCCCCGGCGCGAGCGGCAAAATCCAACAGGCACTCAAGGAGGCCGGAGCCTACACCGGCAACTTCCGCGACGCGATGGCCGACGGGCAGATCACCGCGCAGGAATTCAACGACGCGATCATGTCGCTCGGCTTCACCGACGCCGCCGTGGAAGCCGCCACATCCGCCAGCACCATCGAGGGAGCCACCGGCAACCTCGAAGCCGCGTTCGTCAAGCTCGGCGCGAGCGTGCTCGACAGCGTCAAACCCGCCATCACCGGCGGCATGAGCTGGATCGCCGACGGCGTCACCAACGCCGTGCCCGTCGTCCAGGCAGGCATCGAAGGGCTCATCGGCTGGTTCCAGCGCCTCTACTCCAAACTGGAGGAAAACGGCGCGATCACCGCGTTCAAATCCGCGTGGGACACCATCAGGGACGCGATCATGGGCGTCGTCAACATGGTCATCGACTGGGCGCACATGATCCCTCCCGAAGGTCTCGCCGACGGCATCAAACTCGTCGCCGACACGCTCAACTGGTTCATCCAGCACGGCAAGGAACTCGCGCCCATCATCATCGGCATCGGCACCGCGTTCGCCGCAGTCAAGGGCTATCAGGCGCTCAACAGCGGTCTACAGGCGCTCACCGGAACCATGAACACGGTGACGACCGCCGCCAAGGGCATCAGCAACGGCATCATGCTCATGATGGACTTGGGCGGCCCGATTCAAATGCTCAAACAGATGGGCTCCAGCCTCAGCCTCGTCAAGACGGCTCAGACCGCGTGGAGCGCCGCCACCAAAATGGCGACCGCCGTGCAGGGCGCGTTCAACGCCGTCATAGCGGCAAACCCCATTGGCGCTATCGCCGTCGCCATCGCGGCCGTCGTGGCCACGCTCGTCTGGTTCTTCACCCAGACCGAGGTCGGCCGCAAGGCATGGGCCGCGTTCACCTCATGGCTCACGGACACGTGGAACACGATCGTCGCCACCGCGCAAGACCTATGGAACGGGCTCGGCGAATTCCTCGCCAACCTATGGGCCACGATCACAGGTACCGTGCAATCCGCATGGGACGGCATCGCCGGCTTCTTCACGGGCCTATGGCAGACGATCAGCGGCGGCGTCACCGGCGCATGGACGTCGATCACCACGTTCCTGTCCGGCGTGTGGACCGGCATCAGCACGACCGCCACGACGATCTTCACCGGGATACGAGACTTCATCGTCAACGTGTTCACCGTCATCGGCGCGCTCATCGTCGCACCCTTGCAGGCGATCCAGAACGGCATCAACACCGTGTTCGGCTGGATACTCTCGTTCATCACCCAGCAGATGAACAGCACGAACACCGTGTGGAGCACCATCTGGACGGCGATCTACAACGTCGTCAACACGATCTTCACGCTGATAAGCGGCTACATCTCGACCGTGGTGAACGCGATCCGCACGGTCATCGTCGTGTTCCTCAGCCTCCTCAAGGGAGACTGGCAGGGCGCATGGGACGCGATCAAATCGTTCTTCACGACCACATGGGACGGCATCAAAGCGTTCCTGTCGAACATCCTCGACGGAATCAAGGCCGTCTGGACCACCGTATGGACCGCCATCAGCACGTTCTTCACCGACGTGTGGAACAAGATCGTCGCGTTCTTCATGCCGATCATCAACGGCATCAGGACCACGATCGGCAACGTCCTCAACGCGATCAATAGCGTGTGGACGAGCGTCTGGAACGCGGTCAGGTCCGTCGCGTCCACCATCTGGAACGCGATCAGCGGCGTGGTGTCCACATGCATCCAGAATGTGAGCAACACCATCTCGACCGTCCTGAACGCCATCAGCGGCGTGTGGACGAGCGTATGGAACAGCGTCAGCTCGTTCCTGGGAAACATCTGGCACGGGATCACGTCGGCCGTGTCCAACGGCATCCAATCCGTGTCGAACACCGTCGGCCGCATCCGCGACACCGTGCTCGGCGCGGTCAGCGGGGCGGGCCGATGGCTGTACGACACGGGCCGTCAGGTCATCAGCGGCCTCATCAACGGCATCGGCGGCGCGTTCCAGTGGGTCAGGAACACGATCAGCAACCTCGGCAGCAGCCTCGTCGGCTGGGCCAAGGGCGTGCTCGGCATCCACAGCCCGTCACGCATCTTCCGCGACGAGGTCGGCAAATGGATACCCGCCGGCATGGCCCAGGGCATCGACAAGGCCAGCGGCCTCGTCGAGGACAGCATCGACGGTCTGACCGACATGATCCCCACCGTGAGCCTGAAGACCGACACCAGCATGCTCGAAACCCCATACGCCTACCAGACCCGCATCACGGGCGGCCGGATGGCCTACACGATCGACAGCAGCCAAGGCGAATACGCGACCAAACAGGACATCATCGACGCCATCGATCAGGCGCTCAGCAGCGGCATCACGCTCAACCTGTCCGACCGAGGCGGCGAGGTCATGGCCGGCAAGCTCGCCAAACCCATGAGCTACGAACTCAACTACCTCGCCATGAGAGGCCGTTAAAACCAGAGAGGAAAGCATCATGCTCTACCAGCGACGCATGCGCCTGCCGCATGTCGAAGACCCCACGCTCAACGGCGTCCCGCTGGAACGCATGATGTTCTCCCTCGCCGCCGACGGCATCACCATCGACGCCACCAAGCCCACAACCAGCACGCAGGACATGCCCGGCCGCGACGGACAACTCGACCTCACCCTCGAAGACCCCACCGGGGCCGCGTACATGGGCAACCGCGCCATCACGCTCAGCCTGTACGCCATCGGCGGCGAAGACGACATCCTCGCCGCCAAAACCCGGCTCGCCGCCCTCGCCGGCACCATCGTCACGCTCTCATGGCGCAGCCTGCCCGGCGAATACGAGGGTCGCATGAGCCTCGGCGCATGGGAGGACAAATGGGCCGGCCCCCGACAGATCGCCACGCTCGTCACCGTGAGCATCGACGTCCACCCCTACCTGATCGGCCGCAGCCGATCCATCGCGCTCAAAACGGACGCGAACACGATCCACGTCAAAGGCAACCGGCCATGCTGGCCCACATGGACGCTCACCCCCGCCGCCGACGCCAAGACCGTCAGCATCAAGGACGCGCACGGCCACAAACTCGCCGTCACGTCCACCACCGCCATCACTGGACGCATCTCCATCGACACCGACCCCGACCACCGGGAGCTGCGCGTCAACGGCAACCTCATGGCCCCAACCCTCGAATCCGACTACTTCCCCCTATTGCCCGGCCTGAACATGCTCACCCTCACCGGAGCCACCGCCGCCAGTCTCGCGTACAGGCCACTCACACTCATCTAGGAGCACACTCATGCGATACATGATCTTCGACCGCTGGGGCAACCCGCTCGGCGACCTGCCCTACGCCATCAAAGCCATCCGCACCAGAGCCACCGACGGCACCGACACCCTCGACATCACCACCATCGGCGAGATCAACAAGGACGAACGCATCGTCTTCAAGGACTCGATGGGCCGCTGGGCGGAATACCTGTGCCAGTCCACCCAGACCGCCCGCGCCGCAGGCATGCCCGTCACCGTCGCCTACTGCACCGGCAGCATCGCGGAACTCTCGCGCACCTATATCGAGGACAAACGCAACCGCAACGCGAACGCCAAAGCCTGCCTCGCCAAAGCCCTCGAAGGCACCCGGTGGGCGGTCGGCACCGTCGAGACCGGCACCATCACCGGCACGGCCGACCTCAGCTTCTACCACTGCACCGTCCTCGAAGCCATCCAGAAGACCGCCGACACCTACGGGCTCGAAGTCCAGACCGAATACCAGCCCGACCCGACCGGCAACCGGATCGGCCGGCGCATCATCCACCTCGTCGAACACCGGGGCACCGCCAACACCACGAAACGCTTCGAATACGGCAAAGACCTCACCCAAATCAAACGCGACATCGACAGCGGCGACGTCATCACCCGCCTCTACGGGTGGGGCAAAGGCATCGAACAAACCAACGACCAAGGCGAGGCCACCGGCGGATACAGCCGCAAAATCAGCTTCGCCGACGTCAACAACGGCAAACCCTACGTCCAAGACGACCAAGCGCTCGCCAACTGGGGCATACCCGGCCCCGACGGCGCCAGACACCACAGCGAGGCAAGCGTGGACTTCCCCGATTGTGAAGACCCCCAGGAACTCCTAAACCTCACCAAAGCGGCGCTCAAGACCCGCGCCACGCCCGTCGTCTCCTACACCGCCGACGTGACCGCCCTCGGACAAGCCGGCTACAGCGCGGAAGGCACGGACGTCGGCGACAGCGTGCAGATCATCGACACCAGCTTCTCCACACCATTGCGCCTCGAAGGCCGCATCCTCCAGATCGAGGAAGACCTAGCCGGCAGCCTCGCCGACACCAAGATCACCCTCGGCAACATCCGGCAATCCTACACGCAGCGCCTCGCCGCCCAACAGCAGGCCCTCGACAAACTCATCTCCAACTCCGGCGCATGGAACAGCGCCGCCGGCGGCACCGGCCCGTACATGAAGGACCTCATCGACCGCATCAACCAGATCATGAACGCCACCGGCGGATACACGTACCTCAAACCCGGCCAAGGCATCTACGTGTACGACAAGCCCGAAGACCAGAACCCCACCCAATGCATCCACATCGGCGGCGGCTACTGGCGCATCGCCGACCACAAGAAAGCAAACGGAGACTGGGACTTCCGATCGCTCGCCAACGGCAAAGGCATCTTCGCCGACACCCTCTTCACCGGCCGACTCTCCGACGCAGCAGGCCTCAATTTTTGGGATATGGACACCGGCGAATTCAGCCTGTCCGCCCGCAGCACCGTCGGCGGCAAAACCGTCCAGCAATACGCCGACAAGGCGCTCGCCGATGCGAACGGGTACACCGACCAAGCCAAGCAGGCGGCGATCACCGAGGCCAGGCGTCAGGCCGACGCGGCCGATACGGCCAAGCTCGCCGAGGCGAAGAAGTACGCCGAAACCAAGGCTACGGAAGCCCTGACCGCCGCCAAGGCGCAGTCCAAATCGGACAGCGAAGCCGCCAAATCAGCGGCGCAGGCCTACGTGGACGCGCTCGACGAGTCACTGGGCCAGCGCAGCATCTTCGACCGGCTCACCAACAACGGGCAGACGCAGAGCATATACCTCAGCGGCGGGCTCCTCTACCTGAACGCCACCTACATGCGGACCGGCGTGCTGGACGCGGCGCTCGTCAAGGCCGGCCGGCTCACGGACAAAAAAGGCCTCAATTTTTGGGATATGGACACCGGCGAATTCAGCCTGTCCGCGCAATCCACCATAGGCGGCAACAAGGCCGGCAGCCTCGCCACCCAGACCCAAGCCCAGAAGCTCGCCACCGACGCGCAGGCCGCCGCCAAGGCCTACGCCGACAGCGTCGGAGCCAGCACGCTCAGCAGCGCGAGAAACGACGCGACCGCCAAGGCCGACACGGCCCTGGCCGGCGCGAAGACCTACGCGGAAGCGATCATGGCCTACGGGTCGAATCTCGTGCGCAACCCGCTCGGCGACCCCGACCACGACCTCGACAGGCTTGGAGCCGCCAAACTCACGAATACCATGCCGGCAGCACACCCGGAAGGCATCACGAGCGCGATCCGTTTGGGCAACGTGCGCGACACGTACTTCGGATGGCTGCTCGACTCGTTCCGTGGTCACACGTTCCGCATCTCCGGCTGGGCGTACCGCAAGGCCGGCAGCGCCACCAGCAGCTTCGGCATCCACTGGACGGACACCGGCAACGGCAACCATTGGCAGGCCATCGCCAATGCCGCCGCCAACGCCAGCGGATGGACATACGTGTCAGGCAGCTACACGGTGCCGTCGAACGCCAAGACCGCCCGACTGTGGATGCAGGTGGACCGCGACACCACGACCGCAAGCGACGCCGACTGGTACTGGACCGGACTGCAATGCACCGACGAGACCGCCGCCCGCAGCTACGTGGACACCTTCGAAGGAGAACTCACCCAAACCTATATCTTCAACAAACTCACCAACAACGGGCAGACGCAGGGCATATACCTGTCCAACGGGCTGCTGTACATCAACGCGACCTATATGAGGACCGGCATCATCACCGGCAAACGCTCATACTGGAACCTCGACACCGGCCAGTTCGCCATGACCGACGCCAACGGCAAAGAAACCGTCCACTTCTCCGGCGAAGGCGGATCTAACCTGCTCACGGGCACGTTCCAGACCGGCCTGTCGGGCAACAGGGTGATGATAAGCCCCTCGTTCAACCAGTCCGAGGTCACCGGCGCGGACAAGTTGGAGGGTGCGGGCATCCAGTTCTACCACGGCACCGACTCGTACAAACACCCGTACATCGCGGTCGAGTCCACCACGCAGCAGGAGGGCGAGGTGTCCGCGCTCACGTTCAACGGCGGGCGTCGCGTGCGGAACGACCCCGGCGCGTTCGGACGCATCGGGGAGAGAAAGGACGACGCCGGCAGGAAATACGGCACCGTCTATTTCGTTGCCAATAGGGACTACGACGAGCCCGCCGCCGGCAATCAGGCGGGGGCCAAAATCATCCTGGATGCGTACCCGTACACCAGCCCCGACACGTTCGCGGCGCTCGAGGCGTTCGACGACAACGGAACGGTAGGCGTGAAGGCCGACATCAACACCGGCTACCTGTACATGGGAGGTTTCTTGGGAATGTATGCGTCCAGAGGCACATTTCAGTCGATGTACTGGGATGGGACCCACCACATCAGCCCATGGACGGTATTTCGGTTCAAGGGCTCGTGGACGCCGCCGAGATACGGCAGCTACAAGATCGTCGGCGGCGTCAACAACGCCACCGACGACGCTCTGTGCACCAGCGCCCCCTGCAACGAGAGCAGCAGTGGGGCCGAGATCATGGTCCAGTCGATGCCCGCGAACGTCGGCGGCTACAGCATGTTCCCCGGCGGCGGCACCAACATCTGGTGCACGATGTTCGGATACCTGAGGAAATAGTGGAGGAACCATGCGAATCATCGGAGACCGGCTCTTCATCGACCTGCCGGGAAGCGGCGAACCATCGCCGGACGGGCGCATCGACGGCGGCACGGCATGGGGAACCCATTTGACGGACATCGCCGCCACGGGCCTGCTGCTCGACACCACGTCCGACATGGAGACCGTGGCCATGATGCTCGATGTCTCGAAACGCGTCGCCGACCCCGGCGTCATCGACGCGGAGTCAGGTCGCAACGCGTGGACGAGCGCCTACGAGCAGTTGGAGCATGACGCGCTCGTCGACCTGAATCAGGTGCGCGCCGCATCACTGCACCGCGCGTTCAAGGCGAACGGGGCGCTGGCCGCCGACGGGCGTGCGGAGACCCGCCGACTGTTGGGCTTGGATGCCACGACCATAGTGGACTCGTACGAGGCGGACGCGGCTCTCGCCGCCGCGCGGGCGTTGGACGAACCGAACGCCGGCGAGCCGGTGGAACCGTCGATACGGTTGCCCGCCGGCGTGGACGCCACGAGCCTCGAAACCCTGCTCGCCGAACACGCCGCGGAAATCCAAACCGCACGCGAAAAGTTCATCGACGCGATAACCCCACCAATCACAGACAGGAGATAACCCCGATTCGTCGAATCACCCACCAACACCAACAACAGAAAGGACCACGACTAGTGGACGACAAAAACCTTTACCCGGCCATGATCGGCAAACTCCGCGAAATGCTCGCCGACAGCACCGTGCAAATCGCCGCACTGCAAGCCCAGATCGACATCCTCGCCAAGGAAAACCAACGACTCACCGACCAACTCAACAAGGACGACACCAATGGCAACGCTTGACAGCTTCCGCGAAGCCACAGGCGAACCCATCCAACTCGACCTAGCCAACGGCTACATCGCAGACATACGCCTCAACGCCGGCGACATCAACGGCCGCACCATCACCGTCGAACTCACCGACAACGGCACCCCCATCACCGACACCACCGGCATCACCTGCGCGCTCGCCTACAACACCACGCCCGGCAGCGGGCTGGGCGACCGCGTGAGCATGCCGGCAGTGTTCGGCACCCCCACGGCCACGTACCGCGTCGCCGTGCCGCGCAAGGCGTTGCAGCGCGCCGGCGCGATCCTCATGGGCATCGAGGTCAGCGTCAACGGCACGAAGACCTGTTCGCGCAACTTCCACGGCATCGTCGAACGAGCCGTGTTCGACGCGACCGCGCCCGACGCGCAGGATCAGATGAACGTGCTCGACAAGCTCATCGACGACGCGACCACGGCCATCAACAAGGCCGTCAGCGCGGCCGGCGAGGCCAGGGACGCGGCCGACGCGGCACGCACCAGCGTGATCGAATACCGGCAGCTCTCCGACGACTGCAAGGCCAAGATCGCGGCCAGCGCGGCCGCCGGCGTGGTCTTCGCGACCCAAGCCGACATAGACGCCCAGTACGACACCGTGATCGCGCCGGCATTGTCCGACGCCGAAACGATCCCGCCGCTCACCCAGTCCGACATCGACTGGGCGCTCGACATCATCAACCGATAAACAGGAAGGAGCCATCATGGCGAACACACAGAAGGTCATGACCCTCGCCGACACCGCCAAGCTCATCGCCAAGGTGCACGCCAACGCCGCCAAGGGCGTGCGATTCGAGTACGACGGCACCAAGGGCGAATACGGCAACATCGCCGCCTACTTCGCCGCCCACAAGGACGGCAAGGTGTACGGCGTGAGATTTCCCAAATACACGTACAGCAACACGCCAACCGGCGTGAAGACCCGAGACAACGCCAACCTGACCATCGAGATCAGCACCAACGCCAAGGCCGGACGCGACGACTACGCGCCCCTGAACGCCTTCCGCACATGGGACGTCAACGCCACCGTGGACGACGACGGCGTGCCCCATGTCACCGCCATCGACGGCATCGACACCCGCTTCAAACGCGACGGCAGCAACGGCGACGTGTACGTCATGACATGCCCCGGATACTACAAGCTCGAAAGCACGAGCACCCACAACGAATTCCTGTACAGCGACACCCAGTACGACGGTTACGCGCCATTGCCCGGCGTGCTGCTGCCCGACGGCAGCAAACGGCCATGCCTGTTGTTCGCGAAATACGCCGCCTCCCTCGACTCCCAGCAACGCCCCCTGTCCGTCAGCGGCAAGGAGATCGACCGAGAATTCGGCTCCCAGAACCGAGCCATCGACTACGCGCTCAAGAAAGGCAAGGGCTACGCCGGCCGCTGCGCCGGCGACACCTTCTATGTCCAGCTCATGCTCATGCTCAAATACGCCACCAAAAACTCGGACGTGCTCGGCGGCTGCTGGCAGTACACGCCTCAGACCGCCGTCACCAAGGCCGAAACCGGCGTCAAGCGCGTCATCATCGCCACCAGCTACGCCAACAACTTCGACGTCGGCAGCACCGTCAATGTCGGCACCGACAAGGAACGCAACAACGCCGGCAACTACAGCGCCGCCCGGGCACGCACCATCCTGAGCAAGACCGCCATCGACGACAGCAACACCGCCCTCAACCTCGACGGCGACGCCATCACCACGACCACCGCATGCTTCGTCAGCAGCATGCCGTGGAAGACCGGGGCCACCGACAAGCTGCTCGGCACCGACGGCCGCCCATCCGCCGCGTTCGCCGCAAACCACCAGCCCATCCGCCTACAGGGCATCGAACTGTTCAACGGCATCTACGAAAGCGACGCCGACCTCATCGCCAACGCCGTCAAGGACAACGACAACCTCGGCCGCATCGAACTCTACCGCGTGTTCGACATCACCAAGGCATCCAAGACCTCGACGGCGAACTACACCAAGATCGGCGAATTCGCCGCACGCGACAAGACCACGAACGACTCATGGCGCTACGCCGAGGACTTCACCCTGTCCAATGGCGTAATCATCCCCACGGGACTGGGCGCGACGAGCACCACCGGCATGTGCGACGCCATCGGAGCCAACCCGCTCACATCCCAAGGCCTCCGACAGGTGCAGCGCTTCGGCTCCCTCTGGGGTGGGGCTGCCTGCGGCGCTTTCGCCGCGTACCTCCGGGGCGCCCTCGCGGATCGCTGGTGGAACTTCGGGGGCCGCCTGTCTGCGCTCGGTCGCACGAAGGCGTAGCCGCAGTGCGATGGGGGGTGAAGCGAAGCGAGGGGGCGAAAGCCCCCTTTCTACGTTTCGCAACTCTTTGGGATTTGTGGCGGTACGCCTCCGACGTCCGTGCGTGGTGCAGCGCTTCGGCAACCTCAGGGATGGGGCTGCCTGCGGCGCTTTCGCCGCGTACCTCCGGGACGCCCTCGCGAATCGCAGGTGGAACATCGGGGGCCGCATATCAGGAACCTGTCAACGCATATACGCCATTACGCCACAACTACCCTCCACGCCAGCCAGTGAGAGGGCAAGCCACGGCCCAGCCGAAAATCAAACCGAGCACCCGGCCGGTAGGCGAACCCATCCAGCACCGTCGAACGCCGGCATAGTCCAGATAGGAAACGCTCTGAAAACCCATTGCAAGCACACCCGCTGCGCCACGCCCATGTTCGTCCGCAGGGCGATCGATCACTACCTCAAGGGCAAACGGTCCCGCCGCGACGTGACCCGCTTCCTCGAAACCCACCCCGACCTCGACCGGCTCGCCGAACGGATCGCCGACGAGATACGCGAAGGCCGATACCGCGACACCAGGATCACGTACTTCAACCGCGTCGAACCGATCAGCGGCAAACACCGCGTCATCGGCCGCGAATCGGTACGCCACCAAATCTACGACCATGTGGCCGTCATGGCCCTCCAGCCGTTGTTCGACGCAAAGGTGGGCCGATGGCAGACCGCCAGCATCCCCAATCGCGGCACCATCGACGCCCGCCGCGCGATCAAACGATGGACACGCGAACGATCCAGCAAATGGTTCGTGAAGCTCGACGTGCGCAAATACTATCCCAGCATCGACCGCCCCACATTGAAGGCGATGCTCACGCGCGACGTCGGCGACCCGATCCTGCTGCGCCTCGTGTTCCACCTCATCGACCGGTACCAAGGCGACAACGGCCTCAACATCGGCAGCTACCTGAGCCAATGGCTCGCCAACTACTACCTCAGCCACGCCTACCACTGGATCGAATCGCCGGCCATGACCATCGAACGCACCAGCCGGCGCACCGGCGAGATCACCCGCCGCCGGCTCATCACGCACCAACTGTGGTACATGGACGACCTGCTGCTCATCGGCACCTCCAAACGAGATTTGAAGATCGCCGCCCGCCGCATCGTCCGCTACCTGAAGGACGCGCTCAAACTCGACGTGCACGAGGAATGGAACTGCAAACGCCTCGACCTCGAACCCATCGACATGGTCGGCTACACGTTCCGACCCCACGGCCGCGTCAACATCCGCAGCGGCGTGTTCCTCCGCGCCCGCCGCACCTTCAACCGCGCCAGACGCCGGCCCATGACCGAACAGCTCGCGCGACGCTGCTGCTCCTACTACGGATACCTGCGCAACAGCGACAGCATCCGATACCGGCGACGCCACCGCATCGACCACACCATGCGCCGCGCAACCCGGTATTTATCCACCCAACACAGGAAGGAAAACCCATGCTCCAGACCGTATCCAGCCTCGAACCCCTCGAAGAGGTCAGCTACTACCCGCGCGGCGACGGCCTCGCGGACATCCGCATCCGCCGCAACATCACCACCGTCATGCACGGGGACGGCGAAACCGCATGGACGGAATACACCGCCGACGAAGCCTACACGATCCGCGACCTGACCGAACAGGAAGCCATCGAACAGGCCGACAGCATCTGGCTCGACTGCGTGCAGGCATCCAAATCGGACAGTCAGCGCCTCGCCGGCTTGGAGGCGTCCAGCCTCGATCAGGACGAGGCATTGGCCGAAATCTACCAGCTGCTGTCAGGGGGTGAAGCATGAGCAAAGCCATGATCCGCGTCTACGCCCGTCTCGTCATCGCCGGCCGCAAGACCATCGACGACGTGCCCGAAGCGGGCCGCGAAGCCGTACGGGCATACATCGCCGGCCTCGACGAGGGGATCGGAGAGTGAACCCCATAGCCCAGCAGCTCACCGTCTGGGCCGCCACCGGCATCATCACCGCCCTGGGCGGATACATGCTCGGCTGGTGGCGCGGCTACCGACGCAAATCCGACGCCATGCAGACCGGCGTGCGCGTGCTCCTGCTGTGCAAGCTCGAACAGATGCAGCGCGAAATGGTCGCCAACGACGGCATCGCCGACAACACCGCCAAACGGACCGCGCAGCTCGTCTACGACAGCTACCACAGCCTCGGCGGCAACGGGCACGGCACCCAAGTCAACCAGGACATACAGGACGCGCCGATAGCCCCCAAGAAGGTTTAGCCCTCGCCGGACATCCCGGCGGGGGCTGTTTCATATGCCCACCCAACACAGGAAGGAAAACGAATGGGCAAAATCAAGAACAAAAGCAAGCCGCTACAGGCCCTCATCGCGGCACTGTTCGCCGTGCTGCTCGCGTGCACGCCGGTGATCGCGATGGCCGACATGGTCGGCATCGACGTGTCCGGCTGGCAGGCCTCGAACGTGACCTGCACCGCCAGCTACGACTTCGCCGTAGTCAAGGTGTCCCAGGGCGTAGGCTTCGAGAACTCCAGTTGGCGCACGCAGGCCAAGTGCGTGACAGACCGGGGCAAGAGCCTCGGCCTGTACCACTACGCCGGCGGCAACAACGCCGAGGCCGAGGCCGACTACTTCGTCGGCCGGGCGAGGGACTACATCGGCAGGGCCGTGCTCGTGCTCGACTGGGAGTCCTATCAGAACGCCCAGTGGGGCAATTCCGACTGGGTTCGCCGGTTCGTCCAGCGCGTCCACACACTCACCGGCGTATGGCCGATGGTGTACGTGCAGGCCAGCGCGCTGGGCCAGATACCCGGCGACGTGCGCGCCAACTGCGGCCTGTGGGTCGCCCAGTACGCCAGCAACGCGCCCACCGGCTACCAGAGCCGACCGTGGAACTACGCGGTCTACGGCGAGGCCATGCGCCAGTACACCTCCAACGGCTGGATCAGCGGCTACAACGGGCCGCTCGACCTCAACTACTTCAGAGGCGACGCATCCCAGTGGCAGGCCTACGCCAACCCCGCCGGCGCAGCCAAGCCCGTAACC